GGTTACTACTATGTAAGATTCACGCAAGATACTATTCGTGATATTATGTATAAGTATTCTAAAGAAGGGTTGTTTAACGCATTTGGCATTAACCACGCATACGATACTGATGATGTGGTGATGCTTGAGGTTTGGATGAAAGAGTCTGAGAACGATAAGTCTAAGGACTATGGTTACGACCTTCCAAACGGAACAGTATTCGTAAAGGCTAAGATTGAGTCTGACGAATTGTTTGCTGCAATCAAAGAAGGAGAAATAAATGGTTTCTCCATTGAGATTAAGGCTGATATTAAACCAACAAATAATAATGAACAAATGAATGAATTTGCTTTCGCCAAAGAACTTGGTAAGTTGGAGGCTCAATTTGAGGCTATGATGAACAAGTACGAGGCAAGAATTGAAGCTTTGGAGAACGAGAACAACGGACTCCTTGAAGCTGTTACATCTTTTGAAGAAAAATTCGGTGGTGTTGCTGACCTAAAGGACGCTATTGATAAAATTCAAAAGCACATTGAAAGTATGGGTGCTTCTCAAGAAGAAATGTCTGCTACTGAAGATGAAGAAAAAGAGGAAAAGAAGGAAGAAGAAACTTACGAAGCTACTGAAGCTACTGAAGAAGCAGAAGAAGTAAAGGAAGAAGTTGCTGAAGAATTTGAAGCTGCCTCTGAAGAGAACGAAGAAGTAACTAACGAAGCTGAGGTTGAGGAGCAATTTGCTGCTGAACAAGTTGCTGAGGAAGTTGAAGAAACAGTGGAAGATAAGACTGTAGAGTTTAGTGGAATCACTCCTGAAAAGGTTGATTTGATTAATAACTTCTTCAATCGTAAGTAATTATTGTAAATTAAGTAAAAGAACTTTTAACAAAAACTAAATAAAATGAGTTTAACTATCTCTTCTTTACCATACGGTGACCGTAGACCTAATTTGTTTATCGACACTATGGTAAAATCAGCGGCTGTACTTAACCGCTTTCGTTTAATTGACGGTGTTAAAGCTAAGGTTAATGTACCTATCTTTGACGCTTCTCTAACTTTCGGCAACGACCTTTGTGTATTTGACCCTCAATCTTCTGCTTCTGTAGGAGAAAAAGAAATGACTGTAGAAACTTACAAGTGGTCTTTCCTTAACTGTAAAACTGCTCTTGAGTCTTCTTACCGTGGTCTTTTATTGAAGAAAGGTCAGCACAACCCTGAAACTATGGACGCTGAGTTCAAGGATTGGGTATTTGACTACTTCGCTAAATTAGCTGCTCAACAAGCTCTTAACCTTGCAGGTACTGAATTGACTACTGAGTTGGCTAGTGACGGTGATGTGAATGACTATGATACTAACCAAGCTACTTTGGATAGTTCAAACATTCTTGACGCTTTAGAAGGTGCTTACGGTACTATGAGTGATGTTATGTTGTCTGCTGTTTATGGTGACGCTGACCGTGACTTCAAACCTGCTATCTTCTTGGGTACTGCTGCTATGCAAGCTTACCAAATCGCTATCGCAGGTCTACACACTACTACTCCTCAAGGTGTTGTTAGTGGTGCTATCCCTGCTTACTACGGAATGGAAGTTATCCATATGTCTTCTATGCCTGCTAACGAGTTCATCATCTCTGCTCCTCAAAACATTGTTATGTTGACTGACGACTACAACGATGTTAGAGCTATTGATATGAAGTACGAAGCTGAGCTTTCTTCTGACAAGATTTGGGGACAGTTCAAGTTAGGCTTCTCTTACCTTAAAGGTGAAGAGATTGTCTACGCTAAGGACTTCGCTTAATTTAATTAACTAACAAGGGAGGGCTTCGGCTCTCCCTATAATACCTTATAACAAATGGCTTGTAATGTAAATTTAACAGGTATCGCTTACGATTGTGCTGACTTAGGTATCGGTGGTATTGTAGAGCTTCACATTGCTAAAAGAAATGCTGTGACAGGCATCGTAACTGCTGACTCTGCTACTCGTGCTGTAACTGCTCCTACAGGTTCTGCATCTCCTATTACTTTAGGGTTCAACCTAAAGGACGGCTTCTCTGTATTCAGTGAAGTTAAAACTGTAAACGCTGACGGCACTACTACTACCGTTCCAACTATCTCTGTTGAGCTTCCTAAGATGGATTCTGACAAGATTGCTTCCCTAAACGAAATGTCTGTGGGTGGTGCTGAGTTAGTAGCTTTCGTTAAGACTGCTGCAGGTACTTTCCATATCAGTGGTTTAGACTACGGATTGTATGTATCTACTGTAGACGGAAACTCAGGAACAGGTCGCTCTGAGAAAAACCGCTTCCAACTAACCCTAACAGGTGAAGAGAACGGATTGTCTTACAGCGTGGCTGAATCTGACTTCAACACATTGGTTGCTTAATAGCAATTCTTGTAAATTATAACAAGGGGAGTGGAGAAAATCCTCTCCCCTTTTTTAATACTTAAACTATGGCTTTCAACTGCAATATTTTACTTAGCGACATTGATATTAACTGCAACAAAAGAGTTACAGGTGGTATCAAGAAAGCTATTTTACTTCTACAAGAAGACTTAGTAGTTACTTTTAATCCAAGTGACGAAACAGAAGTCGTTAGTGTAGACACAAGCAACACCGTAACCTTTGAGCATAACACTAAAGATGGCACTACTTCCTTTAGCGAGAACAAAAGCACATCAAACGGATTAGGCGTTGTTACTACTGATATCACTATCCAAGCACCTGTTGTTGATAATAAGGTCAACAGAATAGATTATATGAGCCGCAGAGAGGACATTGTATGTATTCTCCTGCACAATAATGACTCTGTTACTATCTCAGGTTGGATGGACGGATTAACGATGAACTACGAGGCTAATAGTGGCGCAGGTGTAAGCGACAAGTCTTTCGTTAACATCACACTAAACACCCAAAGCGGTATAGCTTCTCTTGTATTAGACAATACAAATAACTTTAACAATCAAACCATTTTTGAATAATGGGATATTTAATAAACGACACAGGCTACAACAACGATACTATCAGAATTGGTATTGACGATGAAGCTAAAAGAATACTTGACGATGGTGGCTCTGTAGAGGGTTACCCTTCAGCGGCTGACGACATCAACGATGTAGTAACTAAAGAGGTTTATGACAAAGCAAGTGTAGCTATGTACCCTGTTGCTTTTAAAGCAGGGAGTCTATACTGCCAAAAGCCTACAGATGGAACTAAGGACTTTGTATTCAGCAGAGCATTAGACACAGCTACAAGGTTTGACAGCAATGGTTATATAACTACATCATTGGAGAATACTCCAAGATTGTGTTTCTTTAACTCGCTAACCACGCCTCAGCTATTGTTAGAGCCTACGATAACAAACGATGTTGAAGATAGTGAAGACTTCTCAACAGCGTATTGGGACGCTACATCTTGCGATATTGTACCTAATGGTGTAACTACTCCTGATGGTCAAACTAATGCTACCAAGATTGTTGCTCAAAACGGAACTACTGATTTTAGGCTAAGAACAAATACATCGGCAGGTGGTACAATCAACACTCACTCCGTATTCATTAAGCATATAGAAGGTGGTTTTGATTATGTTGTTTTAGGAAGCACTAACCCTCAGCAACGATACGCTTTCAATATAGCTACAGGTTCTTTGGTTGGTGATATAGGCACTAATAACGCATTAGGAGCTTCTGTAGAAGGCTATGGAAACGGATGGTACAGATACTCTATAACCGTAGCAGATAGTGGTGGCGGTAACAGATTTGAGATATACTTATCCGATGACGGCACAGACATTGTCGCTACAGGTGACGGCACAAAAGGCGCATACATTTGGGGAGCGCAGAGAGAGCAAGGCTCTGAGCTACTAACAAGCTACATACCAACTTCAGGTGGTACAGCTACAAGAAGCGCAGAAACAGCTACATCTACAAACCTTCTAAACGCAGGTGACGACTTTACCTTAATGGTTGATTTAGAGCCTATTACAAGAAATACAACTACAGAGCAGTACATAAGTGGCTCAGGGGATTTTGGATTTTTAGACAACAACGGAAGAAATGTTATGAGGTACAGCTTTAATGCTACAGATTACACATTTGATATTAGCGAATTAGGCTCTCATAAAATTCTGTTTAGAAAAGACTCAACAGACTACAAGGTGTATTTTAACGGAAGTTTAGCACACACTATAGCTACTTTGCCTTCAGGAGTACAAGACTTAGTTCTTAGCTCAGGTAAAATCAACAAGTGCTTGTTCTTCTCAAGCGCATTAACAAACACAGAGTGCGAGGCACTTACAGCGTAATAATTGTAAATTAAATAAAGAAACAAAATGAGTTTTGAAAGTATAGTAAAAGACGGCAATTTCTACCAATCAAGTACAGGAGACTACGGATTTAGAGTGCTTACAGACGAGACAAGCGTTGCAGGAGAGAGCTTTCGTTCTATCCAAGCGTTAAACGCAATCGCTACTGTAACAGCAACATCAGTAAAAGGAGATAACCTTACAGGTCAAGTAGTCCCTAAAGGCGGTGTAATCTTAGGTAAATTTACAGAGATTACAGTAGTAGGTACAGTAATTGCTTATCTTGCTTCCTAATGGCATTCATAAACGGTCTATCAACTTCATACCTAAGTATTCTTAACACATCCTTGTCTACAGGCGCAGCCTTAGACGAGTTTGGTCAAGACGCTTTGTTCGGTTATTCTTTGCGCAAGCTAAAGGATGATGCGACTGTGTGCGTTAGAGTTCGTAGAGCTTCCGATAATACGGAGCAAGACATCGGTTTTGACGGAAGTGATGAGATTGATTCCTCTGCCTTAGAACTATTTGCAGAAGGTTCTCAATGCTTTGTGGTTATATGGTACAATCAGTTAGGTGGAACAATACATCTTGCACAGCCTACAACTTCCTTACAACCTGCTATAACAGACGGTAGTGGCATTACATTATCAGATGCTACTAACGGAAAGGCTTATATGGACTTTTCTGCTACAAGCTACTTTGACTTTACAGAAACAGAAGGCACATACACAAGCTCTACAGGGTGGTCTGTATTAGCGCAGTCTTTAACAGGAGATTACGGAATATACTTCTTAGGTAATTCTAAAAGAACAACAGGATTCGGAGAGATACTATCTGCAGACAGTAGTAACGACAAGGTACAGCTTTATGACTCTAAGATACAATACTATGTCAATGGCACTTCAGACATATCTGTGTTAAGCAATGATGGTTTTGACAACTTGTACCTATGGGAAATATCAAGAAACGACACAGACGGAATTATATTGTATAGAAACGACAATCAGTCTATGACAGGCTCTGTAACCTCTGCAGGTTCTTTTGAATTAGAAAGAGTAGGCGAAGGTTTTGACGGAGATGTATTCGAGATGTTTGTGTACAGCGTAGAGCCTTCATCACAGAGAGCAAGTTTTTTCCTTAACTTAAACGACCACTATAATATGGTGACTTTTGCATCACCTACAATAAGTGGTGTTCCTACAATAAGTGGCGTTATTGAAGTGGGTGAGGTAATTACAGCTACAGCAGCTTCTTCAAGTGGTTACCCTATTCCTACCGACTCTTTGCAATGGCAAGTAAGCAACGATGGAACAACAGGGTGGACAGACATCGCAGGAGAGACATCTACCACATACACTATAGACTCATTAGATACAAACAAATACCTAAGAGTTAAACAAACTTCAGCAAACACTCAAGGTTCTGATACTGTTGCTTCAGCATCTACAAGCGTTGTGTTAGGATTACCATTAAACCTTACAGCACCTGTGGTAAGTGGAACAGCTCAGGTTGGAGAGGTGTTATCTACAACAAACGGAACTTGGCAAGGCGCACCTACTATAACATTCTCTTATCAATGGAGAAGAGACGCTGTGAATATTGTTGGTGCAAACTCAAGCACATACACTTTGGCTGCTATTGATTATACTACAGATATTGATTGTGTAGTTACAGCGACAAACAGCTTTGGAAGTGCTGATGCAAACTCTAACAGCATAGAAAACATTGCAGGTATATCTCCTTCCATTAGTGGAGTACCTACTATAAGTGGAACTGCAAAAGTTGACGAGGTTCTTACAGCTTCTGCTGCAAGTGTTGTGGGTGTTCCTACACCTGTAACATCTTGGCAATGGGAGATTAGTAACGATGGAATTTCAGGATGGTCTGCGATAAGTGGAGAAACATCATCTACATACACAGTGGTTGTTTCAGACGAAGATAAATACCTAAGAGTTGTACAGACAGAAACTAATACATTAGGTAGTGATTCTGCTAATAGCGCATCTACATCTCAAGTAGCAGGTGCATTTACAGGACTTCTTGATGACTATAGCGGTGCGGCGGCAGCCTATTCTTTACGATTATTAGATTCTACCTATTCGGGTAGCGCGATAAGAGTCCGTAGAGCATCGGATAACACCGAGCAAGATATAGGTTTCAGCAACAACGAGCTTGATACTTCAAGTCTTGAAACTTTCTGTAGTGGTACGGATGGATTCGTTACTACTTGGTACGACCAAAGTGGTAATGGGAATAATGCCACACAGACAAGTGCATCTTCACAAAATAAAATTGTCAATAGCGGAACTACCATAACATTAGGTGGAAAGCCATCAATACAAGGAGGCAATGGTAAATTAGAAAACCTTTCCATATCTGCAAATGATTTTAGTATTATTCATATAAACGAGGGCGCAGGATTTGTAGCAAAAATAGGCGGATATATTCGAATTGATAGTTATTGTAGATATAATTATGGCGGTGATAATTACATAGGAACTGATGTCGGTGATGAAACTGAATTTTCTTTATTTAATGGTTCAAGAAACGGTACATCTTTAACGCTAAGAAGGAATGGAAATGAAATGGATAACTCACCTTTTACCTCAAATACAACGGCATTGAATGTTCAGCAAATATTCGGAAATTCAAGCTTTTTATATAGCGGTAAGATTTCTGAATTTATAATTTATGATTCGAATCAAGGTTCTAATATGAGTGGAATAGAAACGAATATTAACGACTTCTACTCAATATACTAATGTACTACACCTCACAAAATAGAGAAGAATTGGTAGCGTATAATCAAGTAGTTAATACTGCTGAGGGTTATAGCGGAATTACTACGCAATGGGCAGAAATAATTGAACACCCTAACGGATTAGATTTTGCAATATTGAAGCATCCTGATTATGATGCAGAGATAACTTTGGTAGAATCACTCGGTAGCGATTGGTTCCCCTCAATAGAAGAGTAATTTATTTATGAAGAGATTAAAATCTAACGAGGTTAATGTATTATCTTTCGTAAAGATAGGTACATTTGAAGTCAACGCATTTGATGTAACACTTGAAAAGGTGGTAGGTAATAACAGCTTAACGCTGACTAATCTTACCGATATAAACAACCTTGACGAGTGCAAGGACTTTATACGCATTACTGTAGACCTTGTTAGCAATCCCCTTGATGGTGGCGAATACATACTTACGCTAACAAACAACGGCGTAGACTATACCTTCCTTACTGATATAGAGGACTATACGACTATCCAATCTACTAACGGCATATACTCTGATACTGTTAGGTTTTCTGACTTATAAATTGTAAATTATAGTATATGGGTTTATTTAGTACAATAACAGAATACTTCGCCTCTAACACCTATGTTCAAGCAACAGAGGATAGCATCGTTACCAACGAGTTAGAGAACGCTGTAAGAGATTTAAACGGCAGATACAAGCTTGGTCACACAGGTATTGGTGACTACATCAAGTTTGGTATCAATGACGACTTTCCTGTGATACTTGAGAGAATGTTAAGACAATCTCCTGTGCATAGTGGTATCTTGACCAAGAAGGCTAAGATGGTAGTCGGTAACGACATTAAGTACAACGATGATTTCCTCGGTACAAAGAAAGCTAAAGCAGAGCTAAAGGCTTTTATGAACCATTGTGGTGGTAACAATAAAGGATTGTACGAGGTTCTTACACACGCTGCTTTCCAATACGAGCATAAGGGCGCAATAGCAATATATGTTAGATGGAATAAAGAGCGTACTAAGATTCTTGAGTTAAAGTCTATAGACCCTAAAGGAGTGCGTGTAGGAGAGCCAAACGATAAGGGTGAGGTAACACACTACATAGTGCGTAGAACATTCGGCTATGGAGCTA